CAAGGCTGATATACCACGCCGGGGGCTCAGAGACCTAGACTCCTGGGCCCTCGGTGCCTGCAATGCTTATAGTTTCTATCCCGGATCTCGACGGGTTCGACGAGGAGACAGGCACTTTTGTCTCCATGCCTGGCGGAATCCTGCACCTGGAGCACAACCTGGTCGCGCTGTCAAAATGGGAGTCCATTACCCATAAACACCTCATCGGTAATGACAAAGTCACCGCTGAGGAGATGGCCCTCTACATCAAGTGCATGATTACTGATGAAGAATATGACCCGTCGCTCCTGGATAGGATCCCCCCATCTGAGGTCGATCGTATCAGTGCCTACATGGCAGACACGATGACCGCAACCACCATCCGTGAGACGGGTGGAGACTCTGGATCTGGTGAGTACACCTCATCCGAGCTCATCTACTACTGGATGATTGCTTGTCAGATCCCATTCGAGTGTGAGACATGGCACATCAACCGACTACTCACACTCATTCGGATATGCAACCAAAAGAACCAGCCCGATAAGAAGATGTCCCAGTCCGAGATTATGGAACGGAACCGGGAACTCAACAGAGCCAGGCGAGCAAAGCTTGGCTCGAAGGGATAACAATGATCAGTCACGAAGACATTCCCGAGGAGGCGCTTGCACCGCAGGCCCACATCGGTACTGATCCTATGGAAGACAAGGACATTCACGTGTCCCAGACTACTGAGGTGATGAAGTGAGCGTCGCAGACAACGTACTCGCTCGCGCCGCAGCGAGGATTGGTTACTATGCACCAGACGACCCTCAGCCCGGATCCGAAGCTGGCCGATACTGGGCAGCTCGAACTGGTCAGCAGTGGCTTGCTGGACCGTCCGACTCTGTTTGGTGGTGCATGCTCTTCGTCAGCATGTGTCTGGACGAGTGCGGGCAGATTGACGCTATTGGAGGATTCTCCTTTAACACTGACTACACCGTCAACAAGGTCCGCCAGCACCCTGACGCTTACTTCGTATCAGTTTACGACGCCCGACCGGGCGATGTCGTCATCTACGACTGGGACGGCGGCGGCACGGACCACGTGGGCTTCGTCGAGAAGAACCTTGGCGGCGGCACGCTCCAGACGATCGAGGGCAACACCTCGTCTGGCAGCTACGGCTCTCAGTCTGCTGGGAACGGTGTTTGGCGGCGTGTCCGCAATCAGTCGATCGCTTATGTGATCCGGCCTGCGTATACTGACTCTCCGAGCAACACTGCTCCCGCTGGCCCTGCTGACATCCGTGCTCTCCAGCGTGCCGTTCGGGCTAACCCCGACAATGTCGCCGGACCGAACACTCGGTCTCGCTGCTATGCTCTTGCTGCTGCTTCCGAGTGGGGCGGGAAGACCTTCCCATTCGGCGTGGCATTCACGCAGTCCGTGGTCGGCACTGAGCAGGACGGAGTCTGGGGCGACGCCTCTGAGGAGGCTCATGACGCGACCGTCGAGGCCGTTCAGGCTGCAGTTGGCGCAGAGGTCGATGGCGTCTACGGCGCCGAGACAAACACCAAGGTGAACGCCCTGCTCGACAGGGCCGAACAGCCGTAGGAGGCTAAAAATGGCAGCACCATACTGTACAGTTACTGGTACTATTCCCGGCGGCGAGAACAGCAAGGCTACTGTCCGGATCACCCCAGATGTTGACGGGGCCACCGCGACGCTCAACGGTACCGAGGTCTCTATGCGTGAGTACCTCATCACCACCGATCAGGCCGGATCCATCCGAGTCGAGATCCTTGCTCCTGGCGCGGGTGTTAACCCCGGTGGAAATTGGACTCACACTGTCGAGATCAAGACTCCCGCTGGAGTCTCGACCAAGCATATCTCTCTTGTCCAGGGCGAGACAATCGACATTGTGTCTGCAGCACCGGTTCGAAAGATTGCTCCAGACATCTTCTTTGGACCTGCGTCCCGTCCGCTTCCACTTCTGTCTGGAGGTAGTGGTGGTAGCGCTGGTCTCTCTACCGTTCTTTGCTCTCTCCCGCTTCAGCCTGGTAGAGTCGTTCCTACGGTTGGTTTCTTCGGGGATTCATGGTCCACTGAGGCCATGATGGGTCCCGGATTCAACCTTCCTGCCGCGGCTTCTCGACTGCTTGGTTGTGTTCCGATGATCAGCGCGGTTGACGGTAGTGGGTTTGCCCACTCCAAGGAGGGGAACCTCAGCTTCGAGGTCGACTCTCGAGTCAACGCCGTGTGTGCATCGATCCCTAACCTGATCGTTACTGTTGGATCTCTCAATAGTGATAAGGTTGTGGAGAACGGCGACACGAACGGTTCTAAGATTACAGAGGCGGTTCGGAACTTCGTTACGAAGGTTCGCACTAAGCTCCCCAACGTTCCGATCATCATGGTTGGTCCAGAGCCTTCCTCGGTGAGTCGCCTCCAGTCTCGTGACGCCCACATCAACGTCAAGGCCCAAAAGTCCGGCGTCGAGGCAGCGGGTGGAGTCGCTAATGGTGTGGTCTTCATCGACTGGCTTGGTATCGCCGATAAGCAGGCGGTTCCTTTCCGCGAGGGTCGGGATAATGCTGAAGGCGATGTCGTTGTCTACGGTGGTGTCGCTTACCGAGTGACCAAGTCCTGGACTGCTGGTTCTGGCGAGACCCCGCTTACTCCCGGGGCTCCCACCGTTCAGGTTTCGGACGTGCTGTCCGGTACCGGTAACGAGGCTAATAAGCAGAATGACGGAACCCGCGACATTCTTCTGATGTCGGACGACACCCACCCCACCAAGGCGGGATCCACGGCATTCGGTTCGGCTCTGGCTATCCGTATCTCTGAGGGATACAAGGCTATCGAGGGTTGGGCTCAGTCTAAGGGCCCGGTGCTCCCTGCTGCTAAGGCAGTGACGCCTATTCCTGGACCCGCTCAGCCTCCGTCACCTAACCCCGGTGGCACGCCTACACCTCCCCCGGCTCCCCCTAAGCCTGCCGGTCTTCCGATCATGGCCTGGCTTCCTGGAGGATGGGGGACTGAGAACCGAATCGCCTATAGCCTCGAGGAGCTTAAGGCGGTTGCCGCTCTCAAGCCTGACCAGATTGCACTCCCGATTCAGGCTACAGCCGATTCGAATAACTCTGCAGTAGCCATCCCTCAGAACTATGAGTCAGGTAAGGAGTTCAGTCAGTACGGGCTCGATACGATTCGAAATGCGGGTGTGAATACCGCTGGCATGATTGAGGCTCTGGATACTCTTGAAGCCCAGAACATCGCGGTACTCCCGAACGTTCGAACTGGAAAGGTGGATTCTGGAGCTCAGTGGTACCGTTCTTCCGACGGCAAGATCCTGCCGATCCTGCTGAAGCGTACCGGCAAGCTATACTTTGCGATTCACTACCGTGGCCAGAATAAGCTCCGGGAGATCATGAAGACCGACTACGCCGGTCTTAAGCGTGTCTCGGACAACACCGATGGTGCCGCAGACTGGCAGATCTCCGCGGTCAAGGACGCCCAGCTCGGTGTTCTCCCGGCAAGCACTGGAGCAAACGCGTGGTCGGCCGCAAAGTCCGCTTTCCCCGAGGGTGTCTGGGTTCTTGTCGCCAATAAGGACGAGCAAGCCTCGGCAACCGCTGCAGCGAAGGCCGCTGGCGTCACCATTGTCGGCTGGGCCGTTCCCAATGCTGAGGCATTCGCTAAGCTGAAGGCCTGATTCTAGGAGAATCATGATTACGATCGAGAGCCAGGGAGACTGGAAACTCACCAGGAATTGGTTTGACAGAATGACGAAGTTAGACCTGGCTCTGATCATGAATCAGTTCGGCAAGGAGGGGGTTTCTGCTCTAAAGGCGGCGACCCCCTCCAGGTCGGGCGAGACTGCAGCTAGCTGGAACTACGAAGTCACTAGAACCGGCAATAACTGGCAGATCACCTGGACAAACTCACACGTAAACAACGGCGTAAACATCGCCGTCATCTTGCAATATGGTCACGGCACCCGTAATGGCGGGGATGGTGGTGGCCGGGGCTACATCAATCCCGCTATCAGGCCCGTATTCGACAAGATAGCGAAGAAGGCCTGGAAGGAGGTCACTAAGTAGTGGCAACTATTGACGAGCGGGTAGTCTCGCTCAAGATGAACAACAAGCAGTTCCTTTCCGCAATCAAGGAATCCGCGTCCAGTATGGACCGACTCAAGGAATCCTTGAAGATGGAGGGCGCTGCAAACGGTCTTAAGCGGATGGGCGAGATCGCTAAGAACACCACGCTGGGTGACTTGGCTCGATCTGCCGTTGATGCGGCCTCTAATATGTCCGTCATGCAGGGAATTGGCGTAACGGCTCTTGGCGGAATCGGTGCCGCGGCCCTTAGCGCCGGTAAGTCGATGCTACAGAGCTTCATTCAGCCTGCGATTGACGGTTTCAAAGAGTATGAGACTCAGATCAATGCCGTCCAGACCATTCTGGCTAACACTAGTCAAAATGGTACCACTCTAGACCAGGTCAATGCTGCTCTTGATGAGCTGAACAAGTATGCAGATAAGACCATCTACAACTTCACCGAGATGACCAACTCGATTGGTACGTTCACCGTTGCCGGTATCGGCCTTGAGGACGCAACCAATGCAGTTAAGGGTTTCTCAAACATGGCCGCCTTGTCTGGGGCCAATGCTACCCAGGCTGCGGGTGCTACATATCAGCTCGCCCAGGCTATGAGTGCTGGAAAGGTTCAGCTCCAGGACTGGATGTCTCTGGAGCACGCCGGTATCGGGGGAAAGCAGTTCCAGGATGCTCTGATCGAGACTTCTCGAATCATGGAGACTGGTGCCGATGCCGCAATCGCCAAGTACGGAAGCTTCCGACAGTCTCTTCAGTCAGGATGGCTAACTTCTGAGGTCATGCTTCAGACTCTGAAGGTCATGACTAATGACCTCTCTGAGGCCCAGATCATGGAGATGGGATACTCGGAGGAACAGGCTGCAAAACTAAAGCAGCTCGCCCAGAGTGCTAGTGACTCTGCTACACAGATCCGAACCTTCACTCAGATGGTCGGTACCTGGCAGGAAGCACTTGGTTCCGGATGGGCTGAGACCTGGCGAATTCTTATTGGTGACTTCAACCAGGCACAGCAGCTGTTTACGGCTGTTGGCAACTGGGTTGGTGGAGTAATCAATGCTATGTCGGAGGCTCGAAACGACTTCCTCAAGGGATTTGTAGCTCTCGGTGGTCGTGAGGAGATCCTTCGATCACTCCTCAACATCTTCTGGGCTGTAGTCAAAGTACTGGGACAGGTTGGAACCGCTTTCCGAAGAGTGTTCATGAATGCTTCTCCGGAAGGACTATATAAGATAGTCAAGGCCTTCGCGGACTTCACAGAGAAGTTAACAATCACTAACAACTTCGCCGAGAAGCTCGAGTGGACCTTTACCGGACTGTTCTCAATATTCCATATATTCGCTACAATCATTGGCGAAGTCGCTCAGGTTATCTTCACAGTTGCCTCGCATATCGTACAGGCCCTGTTCCCGGCATTCACTGGGATCAATTCGGGTGTATTCCAGATCACTAAGGTCCTAGGTAAGGCAATCTACTGGTTTGATCAGTGGTTCACTAAGCTTGATCTCGGCGGGAAGATTCTAAAACTCCTTCTACCACCAATTGATTTGGTCGGCAAGGCCATCAAGTGGGTCTCTGACAAGATCCACGACTTCATCATGTGGATCGACTTCACAGGAAAGGTCAAGGGTGCCGGAGAGGGGCTTAAAAACCTCGCTTCGAAGTTCGGACTCGTCAAGGACGCTCTTAAGAACTCGGTAATTGGTCGAGAGTTCTCTGCCGCGATGGATTCCATCCACAGCGGAGTAGACAAGGCCAAGTCCAAGATCAACGAGTTCGCCGGAAGTGTTGGCGACAAGCTTAAGGCTAAGCTGATCTCCGGTAAAGCCGCTCTGTCTGACTACTTCAAGGGCTTCAACCTAGGAGACATGTCTTCGGCTGAGGCAATTGTCGCTTCTCTGGGAACCAAGTTCGATGAACTCGGTCAGAAGCTCAAGATCTCTGAGAAGGTCCAGTGGCTCAAAGATAAGCTCGTCGAGCTCAAGGAAGTCCTGATTGAAACTTGGAACACTATTCAAAATAGTAGTGTTTGGCCCAAGCTTGGTAAAGCTTTCGGCGATGTCGGCAGTAAGGTTAAAGACGTAGCCCTTTCCTTCCGAGACTGGGTTAATGGTAACAGCGAGGTAAAGGCCAAGGCTAAGGAGGCTGCAGGTGCAGTCTCTGAGGTTGGTTCCGCTGCAGCCCAAGCGGCAAAGGAGACTGGTCAGGCAGCCAAGGAGAACTTCCTCAAGAAGTGGTTCGAGGACATCGAGCAGGTTGCTAGGGCTATCCATCTTCCCGAGCTCTTCGACACCATCAAGCAGAAGTTCGTTGAGTTCAAGGACTTTGTCACCAACACCTTTGCTCCGAAGGTCAAGGACGCAGTCAAGGGCGCATTTGGCTCTATTGGTAACGCCCTCAGCGATGCCAACTCGAACCTTAAGTCTTACGACATGGGTAAGATCCTTGTCGGGGCTATTGGTGGTGGAGTCCTGATTGCCTTCACACGATGGATCAACTCCTTCAAGAAGAACTTCGACAAAATTGGTGATGTTGCTGAAAAGATCGGCAATGTCTTCGATAAGCTTGGAGGAGTACTTGAGGCATTTGAGCAGAAGGTTAAGGCTAAAGCTCTTCTAACGATCGCCATTGCTCTCGGCGTTCTAGCCGGTGCTCTGATTCTTATGTCCCTAGTTCCGGCGCCTAAGCTATTCATCACCATCGCGGCGATGAAGTTGATGTTCAACATGCTCCAGGACATGATGGATCACCTGGCTGGCTTTACCGAGTACAAGAAGGGGACAGCAATGCTGATCCCCCTAATGCTCACCCTCGGTACAACTATGCTTCTTATGGCCGCGGCTGTAAAGATCCTATCAACCATGGACGTCAAGGGCGCTATTGTAGGGGTACTGGCGTTTAGACATATTCTTGACGCAATGGCTGACTTCTTGAGGCGTATACATGGTATGAAGGGCTCGGGTGCTGCTGCGGGCATCATCATGTCTCTAGCCGTATCCTGTGTTATTCTAGCTACCGCTGTATATATGCTCGGGTCGATGGATACCGGGAAGGCCGTGCAAGGCGTTATTGCACTCGCAGCAGTCATCACCATTCTTTCCGGATTTATGGTGGTTGTCAGCAAGGATCCATACATGGGTAAGGGTGCTGCCCTTCTCCTGTCTCTCGCTGTGTCCTGCAACATTCTAGTAGCAGCCATTTGGATGCTTGGAACGATGGATACCGGGAAGCTTCTTCAGGGAGTTATTGCCCTGGGCGTCATTATTGCGGAGCTATCCGTAGCAATGGCCATCGCTGGGCGAGCCAATGCCCGTGGAGCAGCAGCTATCATTGCTATGTCGGCGGCAGTTATTGTCTTGACAGGTGCGGTGGCTATCCTTGGTAACATGGACATCGAGACTTTGGCTAAGGGGCTTATTGCTCTAGCCGCTGGTCTTGCCATCCTGGCCATCTCGATGGCTGCGGCAGACGCCTTCAAGGAAGGTGGAATTGCGCTAGGGATCGCCTCTATCGCATTCCTCGCACTGGCTTCTGCAATGAAGACCCTGTCGGGAATTACCTGGACCCAGCTTGCCATCGGTCTGATTGCTCTGGCCGGTGGTATGCTGATCCTAGTTGCAGCAGCTGCTGGTGCGCAGTACTTCGCAGTTGGTATGATCATTCTTACTGCTGCACTATTGGCACTCGGTTTGGCACTACTCCCGATCTCGATCGGTATGGCAGCCTTTGCTGCAGTACTGGGTATCTGTGCTACTACCGGTGCAGCGGCATTCCTAGTTCTCACCGAGGGACTAAAGCAGCTTGCGGCGATCCTACCCCAGGTAGCTATCGACTTCGCTAACGCTATCGCCAACTTCATCATTACTCTGGGGGCCAAGGCCCCGGAGCTGGCTGTAGCAATGGCGGCATTGCTTGGGGCGATCATCTATGCCATCAATGTCAATATTCCCGGTATTGTGGCATCGCTGTTCATCCTTATTCAGGCGATGCTCACCGAGCTGGCTAACCACGCCTACGAGTTCGGCGAGAAGGGTGCCACTATCCTGGCAAACTTCCTGAATGGTATTGCTGACAACATCGGTAAGGTGATTGACGCTGCTACGAACGTCATTCTCAACTTCCTTGACGGAATTGCCAGGAATGGACCCAAGATCATTGACAAGGGTATGTGGACCGTCCTCAAGCTTCTTGAGGGCGTTCGCGATGCCATTAACAAATACTCTCACCGATTCAATAAGGTTGGTCGAGAGATTGCTTGGGCTATCGTCGATGGTATGACCGACGGACTGGCATCCAAGGCCTGGAGTTTCGGTGAGTCCATGGTCTCCGTCGCTAAGAAGGGCTACAACAAGGTCAAGAACTTCTTCGGTATTCACTCGCCTTCTCGACTGATGAAGGAGCTCGGTGGATACGTCGGAGAAGGTCTCGCCATCGGTATCGAGAATACCGGAGAACGTGTCGCTGAGGCTGGAGACAACATGTCTAAGGCCGCGTACGATGCAATGTCTGCAGCTCTTGACGGCGTCAACGAACTCGTCGAGGATGACCCATCTTTCAAGCCCGAAATCAAGCCCGTTCTAGATCTGACCGAGATGCAGAAGCAGGCTAAGGGAATCAACAACTTCCTTCCCGCCATCGGAGTCACGGCGCAGGCTGCTAACGCGGCTAGGCCTCCTGCTCCGATCGCAGTTGACAATTCTGACAAGAATAGTCAAAATGGTGTTACAAACATCACATTCAACCAGACCAACAACTCGCCTGAGGCGCTGGATGCGGCGACTATCTATCGCCAGACCCACACTCAGCTTGCTATGGCAAAGGATAAGTTGACACTATGATCTCAGAGATCTCGTCCACGACCAAGTCGGGGGATCGACTTGCAATCGATATCACAGACCCCTACTCGTCGGGGGTCGCGATCAAGGAGATTACTGGTCTGGGGCCAGTAAAGGCAGACATCAGCACTGACCGATATGCCTTGCTGGACGGAGCGTTCCTCAAGGGGGTCAGGGTTGGTACTCGTACAGTGGTACTGACTCTGATCCCCTGGGGGACCGACATTCAGGAACTCCGACTCAAGTGCTATTCGTATTTTGGAGTCGGAGAGACCATCACTCTCGGTGTGACTACTGACTGGCTTAACGTGCACTCCGACTTCATTGTCGAGTCCGTCGAGCCGAACATCTTCTCTGAGCGGCAGGAGATCCAGGTCTCCCTTCTCGGGCTGGATCCGTACTGGAAGTCCTCTGCTACTCAGATCCAGAAGGTCGTGGGCTTCAACGACAACACGCCTTCCTTCGAGTTCCCGTTCTTCTCCGAGCCGAACCACAAGCTCAAGTTCGGCGACATGACTAACTCCTCGGGTAAGGACATCCGGTACCTTGGTGACTACCCGGCTGGCGCGACTATCACAGTCGAGTTCTCTGGTACTGTGAGTAACCTCATCGTCTCGAACGTCACCTACAACGAGACTATGTCCATCTCTCGAGCTGGAAACTTCTACCGAGGCGAGAGCATTATCATTGACACTCGACCAGGTAAGAAGTCCATTACACACCAGGCTCGAGGCAGGAAGTCCTTCATCACGGGTGTTCTGGCTCCGGGGAGTACCTGGATTCAGATGCACCCAGGTATCAATACAATCGCCCTGCAGTATGCTGGGGGCGTTGACGACGTTAGCGTCTCTATGGAATACGACACTCTCTACAGGGGGATTTGATGCAGCTGTTCTTCGCGTTCCTCCATAACTACGAAACTCTTATCGAGGTTCCGAATAACTTCTACTCGCTGAACTGGACTGAACGGGCCTACGACTATGGTCAGTTCGAGCTCCAGCTATACTCGGATCAGCCTGGGTATGAATACAGTCTTGGGAATCTGTTCATTCGAGATGACACGGATACCGTTATGGTCATCGAGACCGCTACGGTGAAGCAGGAGGATGACGGTGTCTACCTCCACAAGTACACCGGTCGCTCCCTTGAGTCGATGATGGAGTGGCGAATCCTTCCGCACCGGCGATGGATTGAACCGGATGCAAATGGCCAGTTCAATGCTCAGGCCATGGCCGAGAATGTTGCTCACTCCAATCTCGGTAAGGATGCAAAGCCTGAGCGACGGATTGACAACTTCAACTTCCACAGAAATACCCGTGTGTCTCAGATGGCCTATGTCAATGACACCGGGCAGAAGATCCAGGATGGTAAGTGGATCATCTACGACCGTGCGCCAATTGCGGACATGTTCAAGAACGTCATCTCAGCGTGCAAGCCAAACGGATACTCTCTGTTCTATAAGATCAAGCTTGAGAACGGCGGCATCCATTGCTACATCACTGCTCCTCGACTGATCAACACGATCACTCTCGCACAGGAGAACGACAACTTCTCGGACTTCGAGTCGGTTGATTCGATCGTGGATAAGAAGAGCACGATCTACGAGATCTTTGATACTGGTGACGTAGACCTGGACTGGGTTGCGGATGGAACTACTCATACCCGGGCGCATACACTTCGCTCCGAGAACCCGATCACTAGACGAGAGGTATTGTGGGACAATACTCAGGTCCACAAGCCATATTCTGTCAAGGACTGGAAGGCGCTTACTCCTCTTCAGAAGAAGCACATCTCTTCCTTGACTGAGGTGTGGTATCCCTTCTGGGTTCTGGACGCCATGTTCCCGAAGTATACCCCACTCAAGATGATCTCGGGAAAGATCAATAACTTCTCAAATGTTCAGTACCGCGATGGCTTCGACGTAGGCGATATTTTCTACTATGTTCCGTCCGGAAGTAACCCCGTTCCAATTGAGTGCCAGCTCACAGAGATGACTGAGTCTTGGTCGGCTGATGGGTTCTCTCAGGTTCCTTCCATCTCCATGTCGTCTCGTACCAAGTGGAATGGCGACGGCTTCCGTATCGACTTCACTCGCAATGGACCCGGTGAGGTCATCGTTCCTCGAGAAAGGGATTAGCATATGGCCATTACTAGTGGTTTCTACAACTCCGTGAATGGCGACCGGACATACGATGCCGATCAGTTCGGCTCTCTGTTCGACGGAATTATTGCCCCGGGGGTATTTCCGAACGTAGGGGACAAGTTCCGTGTTCGACCTACGAACAACGGGATGTCCGTCTACGTCGGCTCTGGCAAGGCATGGCTGAACAACCGATGGGTTGAGAACTCGGGTGATGAGACGGTCACTCTGACTGGTTCTCACGCAACTCTGGACCGTATCGACCTCGTATGTGTTGAGGTTGACCGTTCCAAGGCTATCCGAGGTGCGAAGATCAAGGTCGTCCAGGGAACCCCAGCGGTTACCCCCACGGTCCCTTCAGTGGACGACAATGGTGATCGACAGACGTTCGCTCTGGCGCAGATCAAGATCATCAAGAACTCTCGACAGATCACGGCCGAGAACATCATCAGCCTCGTAGGTAGCGCCCGTACTCCTTACGTGAGCGGGCCTCTGCAGAATATCAACCTGGATGCTCTCCAGGCCAAGTTGCAGGGTGAATTCAACACTTGGTTCGAGTCCGTCCGAGACGCCCTGGCTAACGCTGGAGGTAACACCTCGACGGATGTCGCCAACCTCAAGGTGAGTGACCGGAACCAGAACGAGCGACTCCAGGCCGTTGAGGGCCGTATCGCCGGTACCGAGCTCAACATCACCAGAATTAACGAGAAGTTCAGCAACTCTGGATCCGTCTATGGGATGCTTAACGACTCGAACGTTGGTGTTCACAACTCCATCTACCGAGGCGCTTCGCTGGGTAGCAATGTCACTCCATATCTCCAGGCGATTCGAAGCGGATCGTTCTCGGGTCTGTACCTTGGTGACTATTGGACCTACTCCGGTATCACCTGGCGGATTGTGGCGTTCAACTACTTCATCAACATCGGTGAGCCACCATTCCGACAGAACCACATTGTGGTCGTCCCGGATGCATCTCTCTTCCGAGACGCATGGTCTACCACGATTCCAGACCAGCGCTCGTATGTGGACTCGACTCTGAACCAGTCCACCATGACGAAGGCAAGCCGTATGGCTGAGTCTCTGTTCAACCGGTCCAACATGGTTGGTGTATGGACTCGAGTGGCTACGGGGTATGACGGGAACGGTTCAGTCAAGGATTGGCGCTGGTACAACCCGCACATCAATATCATGGATGAGGCTATGCTCTGGGGTTCATCCATCTTTGATGACTCACTCTCCCGGGGTATCCACCACAACCAGTTCCCCGCCTTCCGGCTTAACCCCGCCCTTGTTAACATTGAGGAGGAGTACTGGCTTCGTGAGCGCGCCTCGGCTCAGACTGCTGTCTATATGAAGTCTACAGGCCAGTTCTCACATGCCCCGCTGAACTACTCCTTCGGGGTTCGTCCCTATCTAGCGATCGGTTAACATGCAGCACTTCGGATTCAACCCACTGCTCGATATCGTTCTTGCGATATTCTTGTCAGTACTGGGATCTTCCGGGATGTGGGCTTGGATCATGAAGCGCAGTGAGCGGAAGTCCGCCACGTCAAGGCTTCTGCTCGGAATGGCCCATGACCGGATTGTATATGTCGGGAAGACATATCTTCATCGAGGATTTCTCACCCTCGACGAGTATGAGGACTTCATGAAGTATCTCGTAGAGCCCTATTCCGAGTTCGGGGGGAATGGGCTTGCTGAGAAGATTGTGAATGAGGTCAAGAATCTTCCCGTAGTCCCCACCCCTAGACCCCCGGCGAAGAGGAAAACCAATGGCTAAGCATCTCCAGGAGAGCAAGTTGAACAACAAGTCCTACGATATCCTCAAGTGGGTTGCGCTGGTCGCCCTTCCGGCTACCTCTGCGCTCTACCTAACGCTGGCGGCTCTGTGGCACCTGCCTCACCCGACTGAGGTGGCGGGCACCATCGCCGCGATCGACACCTTCCTGGGTGTGCTTCTCGGTGTGAGCTCTACCAAGTACCAGGGCACCCAGCCCTCCGGCGCCCTTCACGTGTCCGAGGACCAGGGGATTCACGCCACCTTTGACCAGGGCGTCGCTGAGATGCTTCGGAATGGTAAGGTGACACTGGACGTCAAGCAGGTCTAAGCGAGAAAAACCTGCGGTATAATGAACCCCTAGAAAGGAGCCACATCCATGAAGAAGACTGACCCCATTCAGCAGACGATTGAAGCTGCTCTGAAGGAGGCCGAGCTTCACGATCCCTCTAGTGAGGACTACACCACAATTGCTCGAAATGTCGAGACTCTTGCAAAAGCCAAAGCCCTTGGCGAGAGCAAGAAGCTCAGCAAAGACGCAATTCTCGGTGCAGTCACCTCCATGGCAGGTATCGTAGCCGTCCTCCAGTACGAGCGACTCGCAGTCGTCAGCTCGAAGGCGTTCGGTTTGATCATGAAGGTTAAACCCTTCTGAGATTCGTCAGGCCCCCTGTGCTATACGCATGGGGGGCTTGGCGTATTTTTTTTT